TGTTTGAAAGTACGGTTATTATTGAAAATTGTAATGAAAATCCAAAAAATATAGTTAATATTTTTAATAAAGGATTATTTAAAGATTTAGATAATGCTGAAAAAAAACAAATAGAACATAAACAACAATTACAAACAATACAAGAGTTTTTATCTAATTTAATAAATGATCCAATTAGGATACATTCTACTGAAAAACATGAAATTTATATACAATTAACAGCTAAAAGATGTGGAAAATTAAAAATTTCTATTGCCGATTATTTAAATACATATTCACCTAAAAAAAATAGAAATCTATTATTGAAATTTAAATCGGATTATGATGGGAGAGATGTTGAATTTGAATTAGATTTACATTATTTTAAATATTCAACTGGGACATCTGGAAATAAAAAAATAACTAGTCCATTACTAAATCAACTTTACATATCAATGATGCAAGACGCTAGTAATATGAAGGAATTAATTAAAATTTATTTTTATAGATTTAATGATGGTTTGAAAACATATTATAATGAATTTACAAATGCAATCAATTATATTTCAAATGTAGATATTTTATTTACAAAATCATTTTTAGCAATAGACTATAATTATTGTAAACCAGTTATTAATAATAAACTTGACAAAGTTTCTTATTTTGAAGCAAAAAACATGAGACATGCGTTAATTGAGCATCTTAATAAAGAAGAAGCATATGTTCCAAATGATATTTCATTGAAAACAGATAAAAATGGTATTTTACTATATGGAACAAATGCTGTTGGTAAATCAAGTTTAATTAAGTCAATAGGTATTTCTGTAATTCTTGCACAATCGGGAATGTTTGTTCCATGTAGTGAATTTAATTATTATCCATATAAATCAATATTTACAAGAATATTGGGTAATGATAATATTTTTAAAGGATTAAGTTCGTTTGCTGTTGAAATGTGTGAATTAAGAACCATTTTACTTAATTGTTGTGAAAATAGTTTAGTATTAGGAGATGAACTTTGTTCTGGAACAGAAATTGATTCAGCACTAGCTTTATTTGCTAGCGGAGTAGATTATTTATGTAATAAAAAATCTTCATTTATTTTTGCTACACATTTTCATGAATTGATTAATATACCTAGAATAAAAGAATTATTAAATGACAAATTAGAGATGTATCATATGTCTGTTCAATATGATAATGCTAATGATATGTTGGTTTATAAAAGAAAGTTAGAAAAAGGTTCTGGTGAAGGTATGTATGGATTAGCAGTATGTAGGTCATTAAATATGCCAGCTGAATTTATAGATTTAGCGTATGATATTAGAAATGCAAATACAAATAACAATATTTTGTTAAAAACTCAAAGTAGATACAATTCAACTATTATAAAAAATAAATGTGCAATTAATAATTGTGATAATATGGCTGATGATATTCATCATTTAAATCCACAAGAACATGCAAATAAAAAAGGGTTTTTTAAAGATAAAAAAAAATGGTTTCATAAAAATCATTCGGCTAATTTAGTTCCTATTTGTAAATCTTGTCATATTGAAATAACAAAAAATAAAACAATACATCGAAAAACAAAAACAACAAAGGGAATGGTATTATTAGAAGAATAACTATAATTTATAATAAAATTAATGTAATCTTATCATATATGAGAAATATTTTAGGATCAATTACCCAATCAATGAAAGAAAAATGGGGAGAGATAGTAATAGGTGTTACTTTACTAATCATATTATTATTATCATTTTCTTTATACAATTTTTCTTTTGATGATATAGAAAAAGAAGAAGATAAAAAGAAAAAAGAAAGTGATACGATTGAATTTATTTATGAAGGTATGAATAATAAGTTTAATTTGTTATGTGAATCAGATGATTTAGAAAAGGTTTGTAATAAATTAAATAATAGTAAAACTTCTTGTAATTTAGTTAATTGTTGTGTATGGGCAACAAATAAAAATGGAGGTAATTGCGTGGAAGGAAATAAGTTAGGACCTATGATTAAAGAAGATAAAACACATATGAAATATGATGAATATTATTACTTAAATAAAAAAAGTAAGATATAAGAAATAAATTGATTTAAAATTATTTATTATAATTATATATTAATAAATAATGATTATACCTATTAAGTGTTTTACATGTGGAAAAGTATTAGCCGATAAATATCTGTATTATACTCAGCGAGTTAATGAAATAAAAACATCTAGAGGATTAGATAAAAATGAAGTTATTTACATGACTAAAAATAATATTAAAAAAACACCAGAAGGTGAAATTATGGACGAATTACATTTAAATAAAATATGTTGTAGACGACACATGCTTACACATATAGATATTTATTAATATAAAATAATTATATTTAATTAATAATTTTATAACTTTTTATATCTATTTTTATATATATAATGGTAAAATCAATACTAAAAAGAAAGAGAAATAAAAGAAAACACACCAAGCGCGTTCGTTTTAATAAACATAAAAAAGTGAAAACGTTTAAAAAAGGTAAAAAAATGAAAATTAGCAAAAAGGCAAAGAAAAAACGTAGTAAAACTCGTAAGGGACGAAAAGGTAAAAATAAAAAAAGAATGAAAAAAACAAAAAAAAGAAGGTTTAGGGTTAAAATGAATGGAGGAAGTAATATGGGAGAACGAATAACTGGTATTAAATTAAATCAAATGAACCCACAAGATTATCAACATCCTGAATCAACAAACTTAAACACAAATGTTCCATTACCACATCAAGAAGGGGGCGGTATTTTAGATAGTTTTGGTTTAGGAGATATACCTTATGTTGGACATAATATAATGAATGCTGGTAAAGATGCTATTAGTTTAGTTACTGGCAATGATAAGGTTATTCCAGCAAATCCAGTTATACATCCAGAAATGGAAAAATCATTAGTTAAATATCCTGATGCTATTGATATTCCAGCTATACATGAACAAAGTGTCCGCGCTAACCCGTAATTAACCCGTAATTAACACATAATAAATTTATCATTCTATTATTAATTATCTACAATTATAATATAATGAAATTAATGAAAACATTTAATCGTTTATGTACTCCTGCTCAATTATATTTAGCAATATCTTTAATTGCTATTATATCGATGTTGATTCAAAATTGCCAAGATAATTCTGTTTATAAAATTGGTGATATGGTTGTAAAAACTCCTTGTCATAATTTTGCTTTTTTTGCCGTTAAATTGTTATATGTAGCATTATGGACATGGTTACTTAATGTATTATGTAAAAAAGGATTTACAAGTATTTCTTGGTTATTGGTTCTTCTTCCTATTATTGGTATGTTTGTATTAATTGGAATGGTATTTTTAATGTTACAATAAACATCTCTCCCAAAATAAAAAACAAAAATAAGTTTTACAAATTATTATTTTATTAATAACTTTAAAATAATAATCTAAAAAATTCATTATAGATAATATATAAGTATGGATTCTATATCATGGAAAATTATAGACAAAATGTTTAAAGAAAATCCTAATTTTCTTACAAATCATCATTTAGATTCGTATAATAGATTTTTTGATTCTGGTATTAAGGATGTATTTAAAAATCAAAACCCTATGAAATTTTATAGAACGAAAGACAACAAACACAATGTTTTTAAACACAAAGCAAATATATACTTTGGAGGCAGAAATGCTGATAAAATATATTACGGTAAACCAATTATTTATGATAAAGATGAAGATGGAGAAAGACAGCATTATATGTACCCAAATGAAGCACGTATTAGAAATATGAGTTATGCTTTTACAATTCATTATGATGTTGTTATAGATGTAACTATATTAATAGATAATAATAGCGGAGACAATACATTGAGACCTTTATCTGATAAACACGCTGGAATACCAAAAAAATACGATATTCATGAAGAAACAATTACATTAGAAAAAATATATTTGGGCAAATTTCCAATTATGTTACAATCTAATTTATGTTTATTAAGAGGATTGGAACCAGAAGCAAGGTTTAATATAGGTGAATGTCGTAATGATATTGGAGGATATTTTATTATTGATGGTAAAGAAAAGGTAATTATGAGTCAAGAAGGAAGAGCTGATAATATTTTATATGTAAAAGATAGTTATAATGAAACATACAGTCATGCAGCTGAAATAAGGTCTGTTTCAGAAGATTCATCAAAACCTATTCGAACATTATCGGTTAGAATGGTTGCGCCTCAGATCACATCATCAAATAAACAAATTGTTGTTAACATCCCAAATGTTAGAAAACCAGTTCCTTTATTTATAGTTATGAGAGCGTTAGGAGTAATATCTGATAAAGATATTATACAAACTTGCTTATTAGATATAAATAAATATGATTATTTAGTAGAATATTTTAGACCATGTGTTCATGATGCCGGACATATTTTTACACAAACACAAGCTTTAAAATTTATTGCTGAATTAATGAAACATAAAACAGTTAGTCATGTATTAGATGTTTTATCTTCATATTTTATTCCACACATAGGAGAGTTAAATTTTAAAAATAAAGCGTTGTATTTGGGTTATATTGTAAAAAAACTACTTTTAGTTGTAAATGAAAATGAAAAACCAACAGATCGAGATAGTTATGGATATAAACGAATTGAAATTGCTGGAACATTAATTTCACAATTATTTAAAGAATATTATACAAAACAATTAAAATCCATAAATTTATATATTGATTCTAAGTTTTTCTATGAATCGGTTAATGGAGAAACGTATCATGGAATGGATTTTAAAAACTTAATTTTAAATAATGTTAATGAAATGTTTTCTAAACGAATAGTTGAAGAAGGATTTCGTAAAGGATTTAAGGGAAATTGGGGAGCAGAAGAACATACAAAACGATTAGGTTTGGTTCAAGGTTTAAATCGATTATCTTTTTTTTCAGCATTATGTCAATTAAGAAAAACAAATTTACCAATTGCGGCTGATGGAGCAAAAATAGTTGCACCTAGATTATTACATGCTACACAATGGGGTTATTTATGTCCAGTACATTCACCAGACGGAGGTAATGTCGGTTTACATAAACATTTATCTACATCAACCATTATTACTAGTGGAACAAGTGGAAAACCATATATAAAATTAGTTCGTGAATTAGGTATGAAATTACTAACAGAATGTTCTTTTAAAGAATTATCAATGTTAAGTAAGGTATTTGTTAATGGTTCTTGGATTGGATCAGTGCATTTTCCAATTAAAATTGTTGAAAAGTTAAAACTAATGAAACGTAACAATATTATAAATATTTATACAAGTATATCATTTAATATTAAGAAAAATGAAGTAATTATATGGACGGATTCAGGAAGACCATGTAGACCTTTATTTTATATGTTTTCAAATAAAGATAATATTTTAAGTCATGAAAGACCTGATATTATAACTAAATTTGATAATAATAAAATATCTTTTAAAGAAATTACTACTGGATTTGGTAAATATGCAGAATTTAGTAATACAAAAATATTAGACGGAGTATTAAAAAAACAAGCGTCGGTGGTTGAATATGTTGATACAATTGAATGCGAAGGTAATTTTATAGCTAAATCAACAACATCAAGAGACGATTATATAAAAAATAATGTAACCCATCAAGAAATACATCCTTCTTTAATATTAGGCATTATGGCAAATCAAGTTATTTTTCCAGAAAATAATCCTTATCCTAGAAATGCGTTTGCGTGTGGACAAGCAAAACAAGGTGTTTCTGTATTTCATAGTAATTTTAGAAATAGGATAGATAAAACATCTTATCTTTTAAATTATGGTCAAATACCATTAACAAAAAGTAAATATTTAGATTATGCCACAAAAGAGCAACATCCTTATGGTGAAAATGCTATTGTTGCTGTTATGTGTTATACTGGGTTTAATGTTGAAGATGCTGTTATAGTAAACCGCGGTTCATTAAGTAGGGGATTATTTAGAACAACGTATTATAATATGTACGAAGACCATGAGGAAACAAAAAATGTTGGAAATGCTGTTATTGATAAACGATTTATGAATATAGAAGATAATGATGTGAATGATTTGAAACCTGGATATGATTATTCTAAATTAGATAAAACTACTGGATTAATTCGAGAAAATGAAAAAGTAACTGAAAAAACAATTGTAATTGGTAAAACGGTTCCATTGATGGGTAATCAAGAAGGTTCTTATAGAGATGAGTCTCTTGTACCAAAAAAAGGACAAGTTGGTAGAGTTGATAAATCATTTATTACAAGAGGGGAAGAAGGAAAAAGAATTGCTAAGGTAAGAATAAGAGGAGAAAGAATACCAGCAATTGGAGATAAATTTTGTTCAAGAGCTGGTCAAAAAGGGACAATTGGTATTATTTTAGATGAAAAAGATATGCCAACTACGGCAAGTGGTATAAGACCAGATATTATTGTAAATCCTCATGCAATGCCATCCAGAATGACGATTGGTCATTTAGTAGAAACAATTACAAGTAAAGCAGCTGCTATTTATGGTGGGTTCGGTAATTGTACGGCATTTATGCAGAAAGGTCCAAAGGATAAACTATTTGGAAAAGCATTAGTAGAAGCAGGTTATC